TCTACTATTTTACCTGCTGGTGAAACATATCCGCCAGTGTGAGCAGTTGGAAGCCCTACCCCTGCCATAGCCCAATTAACAAAAGGCTTAACTATAGCTTGCTTTATAACCATTGAAGCTATTTGATCACCAATGTTATCAAAAACATCTCCTAAGTCTTCGCCTCTAGCAATTGCATCTGACAACCCAGTAATTAGACTATCTTCCCAATCTACAAACTTCTGATTAGCATTTTCAATCTCCATACCCATGTCAACAAAAGCAGATGTCATCCAGTTGATAGATTGAACCTGTTTTTTTGTATTTCCGCCTGTCTCTTTCTGGTCGGTAGCCTGGCCATACTTATATAAGCCGTAGAAGTCTGTAGTGGTATCATTTTGAAAACCAAGTTCCCATTCTAGGCCATTGATTTTTTTGTTAAGTTCTGACCATTCATCAGACCATTCTCTTAATTCGCTTTGTTTATCTTTGAGATAATCGATATATTCAGCAAGTGAAATTTTGCCAGCCTCATATTTGTTTTCATATGCCTCTTCCTGAAATTCTTTTTCTGCTTTTAATTCTTCTTGCCGTTGTTCTTCTCTTTCTTTTTCTTGTTCTTTTTGTTCTTCTTTCCACTTTTCTCTACCTGCCGCAATTACATCTGCAATTTGATTATTATACAGCTGCTTGACTTGTTTTTTTGCTTTTTGAGCTTTACTATCGCTGATATCAAAAGTGTCGATAAGGCTGAGCTGCATGTTTTTATCTCTTTGGAGTTTTTCGACTTCTTTTTGATAATCTTCAACAATATCTGATAATCTTTGTTCAAACTTATAATCTTTTATATCTTGATCAAGTTTTTCCATGTATGTCTCAAAAGGAGTAGCTTCTGATGTTGTATCTTCACCACCATCGCTGTCTTCTTCTATAACCGAACTCCCAGAAGAACTACTTTTTAAAATGTTCCATCGTTCGATTATATTTTCTAAAAGCTGTATCTGGTCATCTAGATGCATATTTTCTTTTACAACACCAGGCATAGCAAATCTAGAACTTCCGTTGTCTTCTCTTTTTTGTCTGAATTCTTCTAATCTAGCCTCTGCTTCTGACAATTCATCAATATTTAGTATAGCTTTTTGAGCTTCTTTTCCACCTTCCCAAGCAAAAGGAAGTCCTAAAGAGCGTCCAAACATATCAGATAAATAAAATATTTTAGGTAGCAAATCATCTTCTAAAAAAGGAATGACTGTTGTTTGAAGATAAGGTACCAAATCTGTCATTAAACTCCTTTTCATTGATTTGAATTGTTCTGTCAATGTATGGAGTTGATCCTTTAAGTCTACCCAACTTTGAATGTCTTCATCATTCATTTTAAGATTCAAATCTTCAGCTTTTTCTTGCAGATCTTCAATACTATCTGTGCCGGAGTTAAGAATCGGGATTAATTCAGAACCTCTGCGACCGAATAATTCCATAGCTGTCGCATTTCTTTCGGTTTCGGTTTCCATTGAAGCTAATGATTTAATTGTCTCAGGGAAAATATTATCCATATCTCTTAAATTCCCGTTCGAATCTTTGAGTTTGATATTTAAATCATTCAGAATGTCAGTATATTGATTGCCACCTTCTGAAGCGTTCATTACATTCCTTGTAAACCTTTGAATACCTGAAGCAAGACTGTCGATATCAGAACCATTCTGTTCAGCGATATACGACCATTCTTGTGTGGCTTCAGCAGTCAGGCCTATTTGTTGGCTTAACTTATCCACTTCGTCAGCGTAATCCATTGTTTTGTTAATTTCTCTGCCCATTACATACCCGGCAGAAGCGATAGCGGCACCAGCTGCAGCCATGCCGGTCGCTAGCATTCTTCCAGCCTTTTTGAGATCGTCTAATCCTAATTTTGCATTTCTAGCTTGTCTGTTAGTCTGTTTAAGTTGACTATTAAAAGTATCCAGCTTGCTTTCGGCCTGAACTATATTCCGCTTAAACTCACGATATTGAGCGTTGTCTATTTCTCCGTTTTTGAATTTCCTTTCAATCTCGCTTTGTGATTGTTTTAAAGAGTCGAGTTCTTTAGTTGTTGCGTCTATTCTGTTTTTAAGCAAGGATTGTTTTTGAGACAAAAGTTCTGTTGAGTCAGGTGAAAATCTTAAACCTCTATTAACTTTATACAGCTCGCGTCCTATTTTATTAGACTCTTTTCTAACATCTTTCAACGCCGCATTAAGCCCTTTAGTTTCTGCGCCAATTTTAACCGTTATCCCTTTTATGGATTTAGCCATTTAATCACCTCCCGAGCAAAAAGTTTTCCACTTCTTTTTTTGAAGATATTGTTTTGTTTGATAAATTATCATTGCTTTTTCCGTTATATCTGTCCCAAATTTTAATAAATTCACTCAGCGAGTATTCATTCAATTCTTTTGTTGCCATATTAATTTTTTTGGCCATTGCATAAATTGTTAAGTCCAACCTATCTGTATCATTTTCGCGGTTTTTGTTCTGACTCTGGTTTCCCTCCAGTTTTTCTTGAAGGAAAAAAGCCTTGCGCTGCTTCAGCAACTATCTCCCCGATAAACTTAGGATTAGTAATTTGCAAGTCTTCATTTTTATTTACCCATTCTTCAAAATCAGGGAAACTTTCACCATAGTGTTCGGCTTTATTCATTGCCCAAGTAATTCTGAGCAGAAATTGAGAATTAAAACCAGAAAAATCACTATTCATTAGTTTTTGCATGTTTTCGCTTTGAAATTCAACTAAATCAGCAATTAAATCTCTATCAAAAGCCTGCGCATAATTAGTAAGAGCGGGCGTTGTAGCCCGCACTCTTAATTCATTATCATTTATTTTTATTGTTCTCATTAATTGTCACCCCTAAAGAATTGTTATTGAAGGCATTGGGACTTCATCGAAGAAAGCATCAAACCCAGTATCGGATTCTTTAAGCGAATATTTAATATATCTTTCGTCAGATTTATCTTCCGCCATCATTGATAGATCCATATTTTTGGTGCTGATATTTGGAGCTGGGTTGTTAGTTTGATGATCCTCTGAAGGCCTTTGAGCTTTCACTCTGTAGAAAACAGTCCTTATTTTTTCTTCATCACCTTCAGTTTCAAACATCAAAGCAAATTCTTTCGGTTTATCATTCGAAGACTCAACTATACCCCCGTTGTCATCTACTGTGTGGCCTTGCATTTCAGCTAATACGTTATCAGGGAAAATACTTTGCTCAATACTCCCTGTATACCCATCATTACTTATCTCTTCGCCTGCTTTCACATTGTCATGATGGTGTTCTGTTGTTTCGCCAGCTGGGGTAATAGATATGTTGACTGTCCCCGGTATAGCTTCCGGATCTGCATAATTACCACTTGCTGCTTCTGGGTCAAAAAAAGCAACGTGCGTTTTGCTTATTCCAAATTCATAATTATTTGGCATTTTTCCACTCTCCTTAAATTAGTGATATTTCGTAAACTGTCTGGTACAAATCTTCATCAGGGATCGGCGATCTAGACTTGTCATAGGCCAACCCATTTTCTTTAAACAAATTATCTAATTCCTTTTCAACTGGTGGATAATATTTAGTCTGATACAATTCAATTTGAAAGTTTTCGATATCTAAATAATTAATATTATCCGCTATCAAATCATCATTGCCTGTACTCAAAATAGTAATAAATGGAGGAATCTGTGGCTTATTAAAAGTGTCATAAGTTACTGGATAGCCAAGTGTCTGCAATAATGTTACTACCTCTGCATAAGTCATTTATCACCCTCCATTCTTAATTATTTCTTCAATTCTTTTATTATATTCAGCGACATATTTTTTCTCGGCGGGTCCGATATGTGGTATAGCTGCTACTCTGCCAGTTCCATTTGCAATAGCATGACCATTTTCAAGTAAATGAGTAAGTTGCGGCTTATCTTTGTTATATACTGTTATAACTATTTTGCCATGTTTTTTGCTTGTTGAATAAGACCAACCAGCTTTATAATCTCCTGTAAGTACTGGGGAGTTATCTTTTATTTCATTTTTTAACTTTCGAGCTGTGGAGCGGGTTTCTTTTTCAATCGCTTTTTTGACATCATCATTATAGTTCCCGATTTGTTTTGCAATTTCTGCGCCTAATTCGCCAGGGTTAATTTCTTTAGGCATCACCGTTCACC